CGTCACATGACGCTTCGCATCGCTATTAATTTGGCATGCGTATACGGGTTCACGTTCTTTGGCACGATTGTCAGGATGTTTATTATTGCGCAGATTCCGTACCAGAATTCAACATGGATGCAGCTGACGTTAGGCAAGATCTTTAAGGGAACGTTCATTGAGGGCTTCGCGACTTGGTGTCTCGATGCGTTGTCACACCTCAGCTCGTTCTTCAGTTTCACGAAAGGGGCTTTCTCGGATATGAGAGCGTCACTGTGCTCTTGGCATTACATTGAGGCTGTTTGTCCCGAGCAACGTGCGTGGTACGTACGTCTCGTTCGGTACGGATGGCAATCTACCAAGCACAGTGCGTTTGCGGTTGTGAATTGGGCCTCACCTCGGGTGTGGGGAGAGACCCTTTTGCTCACCTTCTGCGCCTACCGAATTATCACATGGTTCATTAGAACTGACAAGAGCTGGGCGGTCCGGTTTACGGTGGAATCCCAAGTGCTGTCCACCGGCCGCACACAAATGAATCGTGGTTTACAAGAGAAAATCGCAGACGGTGTCGCAGCCACACCTTTCTTGACACATGTGGACAACCATGTCAAGAAGGCTCATGCCCAAATGCCGGCGAGTGAGCGCGACAAGTATGTTGCTGTTTGCATGATAGTGTCCTCCGCACTGGCGGCACATCGGTTGGACACTGTGAACATTGAAAATGGAGAAGAAGAGCCGTGCCCGTTTAAGGACATCCCGACTGACGAATCCCTTGGGGGGAGCGGGCCGGCGAAACCACTTCTTCACACCCGGAAGAACACTGCTCCTCCTAATACTTGGAGGAAGAGCATTGTTGTCTACGTGCGATCGATGTTTGACTTGAATACGGACATCCAAATGGGACAGGATCGCACGATCCCTGGACAGGATACGATCAAGGAGCGGTACTCTGGCATCCGCACTGGTCCACCACTGGTTGATATTACACCATCATTCGAAGGAGGTGTCGAAGACGAAATCGCCGGCGTATCACGGCATTTGCGCAAGCTGAAGTCAACGGTCACTGGCGAATACTTGAATCCCGTCATCTCTCGTGAGGCGGAAGCCCGCCTCGAAATGGCGTTCGACATCATGCTTGAATTCCTCATTCCTATCGTGATGGAAAACCCGCTGTACTTGATCGAGTGGTCGCTCCCGCAGAAGTGGGGCAAGACACGCGAGGTCTGGTGGCAGCGCATGGTGGAAAAGTGCTGTGAAGTCATTGAACCGCGTCTCACTGGCTTCTGCAAGTTGTGTGAAATTGCCTTGCCTACGTCGAAGCTGCCGAGACTCGTCGGCTCTATGGGCAATCTTGCATGCGCGAAGTCAGCCGCGGTATGGAGCTCGGTCGAGAAACTTTTCTGCAAATTCGTTCCGCAGTGCGTCATCAAGGGCAAGACTCAGGCTGAGACCGCAAGCCGTCTTATTGCCTTTGCCCGAGGTGCGCACCGCCACAACCTCCAGCTGCTGTCCGTTGACATGTCCGCGAT